CTAACCAAAGTGTTCATCTATTTCATTGAGTAATTTATTCCAATCTACTTCAGGCAAGTTTTTATTTAACTCGTCTTTATTCCTAACATATCGAACTCCACCTCCAAGAATAAGATATATATCACTACCAATAATATCATCTATGTTAACATCAACACGTCTTATCCTATTATCAAGTGCCATACTAACTTTATTAATACTCTCTATATTCTCTCTAGTAACTCGAACTTTACAATAACTAAGCTGTAGACGACTCTTTAATCCATTACGATCTTCAGCACTAATAGAATTATTAATCATACTTTTATAAATATTAATTATGAGTACTCAATATGAGTATTCAAAACGAATATTCAAAATAAAATCGAATAATCCAAATACAAAAAGAGATATTTCACACAAGAAATAAAAAAGCCCCGACTACACTTAGTCGAGGCTCATTCCTTTGGAATAAATAACGTATTACCTCTCGATTTCGAAAACTAGCAACTTTCCATAGAGAGATGATGCAACGGATACCCACGTCCATGTACAAATATACTAATTATTTTTTAGATTTGAATATTATCTGACCGATTATTATCAGAGTAAACAAGATTATAATTCCGAACGCCCACCCACCCAACTCCATTTTAATAGTTTGCCATCGGCTTAACTGTTTTTCGACCGGGTAGGGAATTGGAATAGAATCGGTTTTAAGAATCGTATCAGTACGATTTGTTGTTAGGTAACGATACAGATATTTGTATTTGTATTGATAGATCGTATCACCCTTTACGAGCATATAAATACTATCTCGTTGATAAATACTATCAAACCGGATACTATCACGCGTTTTATATTCGGTGCGAACTGTCTCAACAGGAACGTATTGAGTCCGGCAGGATACAAAACATGTTGCTAACGTTAACAACATGGTAATATAAATTAGCCGTTTCATAGCTTTAATACTTGCTTCCGATTACGTCCTTCTCTGAAAGATACGTGTACCCACGAAAAGTTCTTTTCGTCTATCAACTGATCGAAAAGCAATTCGTTTTTGATTATTTCGAATAGCTTCCGGTTCTCGTCTTTACTTCCGGTTGTTATATCGGCGGCTTCTCCTAGTCGATGTTGGCTTGATGTCGCACCGTTAACGCTACGATTAAGAATTGCACTACGATAGCCGGAACTAACGCGGATCGGCTTACCGTATTTCTCGCGTAGCGGGTCGAGTACATTATCTACTAGCTTTATTAAATTACTGATAGCTTCTGCCGTTGGGAAATTATCAATTCCTTTCGCTAATGCCGTATCGGAATGGGAAAGTTCCTTAATTGTGAAGTGTTTCATTCTGTTGTCTCCTTATTGTTTTGGTTAATAGTTATCGGTCTACGCGGCGGAGTTCTCCGGCTGCATTCACTATCCGGTCTATCGCATCGGTTGTGTTCTGCATCCTTTAGGACTAATTCAAGTTCGTAGTATTTGCGCATCCAATTCTGACAGTCTGCTTGCGCTGTTCTCCATTCGCGATAAATCGTGTCTACTTTTTCGTCCCGTTGTTTTAATCGCTCGTCGTATCGCTCGATCTGCTTGTTCAGATTATCAATGATAGAAAGCAAGTTTTGCAACTCCATCGAGTCCGCCGTAGCCTTTTCCTTTCGAGCGTTCGTTTTTCGATTTGCTAGAAAAGTAACAGTAAAGCGGATCGCCTCTAATCCTCCTAATGCTCCTATAATTTTTAACCATTCGTCCATTTTTTATTTGTATCACATTAACGCTCATTTTGGTAGCTCTTATTTAGTCAATAAAGCCTCGTTCACTGCGATCTGTACAACAGCAACAAAGTTAGTTCTCACATATTCTTTAATGCGCTCCGCCTCGTCTGACGACAATTCGACTTCACCATCTTTATAGATTCTCTGTGCTAACTCCAATTCGCCCAAATCGGCGGTTTTCTGATAGATAGTATTACCTAACTCCTTACTTATATCGAAAGTACTCTTATTCCCTTCGATATCTGTTACTTCGATTTTTCTAAAGTCTATTTTCATTATATTTTGTTATTAACCCATACCAAATAAATTATTTACTCCGCTTTGCATAGCTCCTGTTACAAAGATCTTAAAAGACCAAGGAGAAATTTCAGTTTTAGCTTGACTAGCATAATTGAGACTTATTCTTTTTGTGTAACTTGAGTTATTGATTAATACTATCATTTTTTGTGTACTAGCATCGCAAACACAAGCGATATAATTAGTATTTCCGGATAATATGATACAGTCTACAGGTTGTCCATTATCTACCGGATATACATGTCTGACTCCTGCATTTCCAACTCCGTATACATGGAAGTATATTTCACCTGTATCATAACCATAATACTCCATTTTTGTCATTTTACTGTGTCCAAATTCACCCCTACACCACAAATCTGATGTGTAAAAACGAAATGATCGCTTTTCTGTAGAATTATATCCTTGATGATATAAGTCACCCGAAACCCATGTTTTTGAAAAATTAATATTAAACGAAGATGAAACATTGTCCCCAGAACCGGAAACATTAAAAGCTATTTTTCCCTGTATTTTCCCGTTATTGTCAACCGCTTGTAATTCTTTAAATGTACCTGTAGCTCCATCTAACTTCTTAACTTTTAAATTATCTACGTCAATAAAATCAGTCACGATTTTACCACTAGTAATAAACGTTTTACCACCAACTAACATCGCACCCGTTGCAGGAAGTGAGAACTTTCCTTCTGCTGTCAGTTCTACTCCCGTAACATTGTGCTTAATCGATCCACCTTTCATTAACCATCCTTGCGTCTTTGACAGATTACCAACAAACAAGCCGGATGTGCCTAGTATGTCAATCGTAGCGTTTTGGGCTACTAGTAATTGCGTAGCGACGTTAATAAACTCATTGAATAGTGTCCATTTGGTTGAATCGAAAGAACTCCCAGAGGTATGACCTGTTTTACATGAATAAGTATTTCCATTATAAATAACGGTATCTCGATATTGAGAGTCATTCACGTATGCCGTGCTCGCTTTCCATTCGCCACGTGGACGAATAAGAGCTCCCGGCAATCCCGTTGCTCCTTTATCCCCTTTGTCTCCCTTGTCCCCTTTGTCGCCCTTCACCTTCGTCCATGTATAAGCGGAGAACATCGTGCTGTCTGTAGCCGTGAAGTCGGTGTACTGTCCGATGTATGCGCCCGGAGTCTCACCATTATTAGCGGTGAACGTCGTACCGTTATCCGAGTATTTGATATGCAGATAGGTAGTTTTACCGTCCGCTCCGGTTGGTCCCTTGATACCTTGATCTCCTTTGGGTCCCTGCGACCCTTTCAACTGTACCCACTTGTATGAGGCGTACCCGGTCGGAGCGGTCGAGCTAGTTGTCACCGCAGTACCGATATAAGTGTTCGGAGTATCAGACATCGGATTACCGTTCGAGTTCGCCGAGTACTTCACATGGAAGAACTGAGATGTACCGGGAATACCTTGCGATCCGGTCGGTCCCGTTTCACCTTTAGGACCTGTCGCACCCGTTGCACCTTTATCCCCTTTATCCCCTTTGTCGCCCTTGTCACCTTTCACACCAGTTTCTCCCTTAGAAGCATATTTAAGCCAATCCGTAGAAGTGTCTGACGGTTCTTTAACTGTCTTGTCCGCAATACATATCCATGTACTACCATTGTGTGTTACTTCATCATAATACCAATATGTACCAGATGTCCAAATGCCCTTAAAAGCGGGTACAGGAACTTCGGTTATCCCATCGTTAGATAATTGTTTGATAGTTCCGGTCATGTAGATATTGCGTAAATACGCACTATGTCCGGTCATATCAATACCGAATAGTTTCAAATTAGACAAGTCGCCTAATTGCATCGCGATCATGTCTTTTGTAATCTCCCAATTATTCACACCTACAAGATAACGGGAATAACTTTGCGTTGAGTAGCTAGACTTCTGCCGATCCGCATTCGTGAAGTTACCATACGCAACGAAGTGCATCAACTTAGTAGGATGATAAGAGAAGCCACTCCGAAGTACATATCTAAAAGTCGAATCGCTTAGTTTTTCGGTTATACGAAAATAAGCTGTCAGAAAGCCCGATTTGTTATTGAATATACCTTTGCAAATATCATCAACCGCCAAGCTTGCCAATTCGCCCGGTTCTAGTTTAAGAGTAATGATTTTGTTAGTCGTATCAATCGATTCAATGATACCGCCGCCCGGCGCATTCCATTCTTCACCGGATATAACAGACACTCGGTTATATCTAAACTCGTCAGCTTCCAAAAACTCATTAACACGAAGCGATTTAAACTCTGCATCACCGGAAGCCTTAATAATCCACCCTAGCAACTTAGACACATAATTAGCAGAAGAAATATCACCGGAAAATTTAGCGATAACCGCCGCTAGAGCGCCTATTACATCTATCCCACCTTTAAAGTGAATAAGCTTCTCGGCTGTATCCTCTATGATCTTACTTAAATATTTACCGTCTGCTACCTCTTCCGTAGAAATTTTGTGCAGTTTAAAATGTTCCCTGCCATCCTCTTTTGAAATAGTTTCATCCTCTACCAATACATATATACTCTGTTCTCCCTCTATGGATATTACTTGACCGGAATAAGGTAAATATGGTTCTGCATCCGTATTGCGTGCATAAGCAGTCGCATCCTCTATGGTAGTCCATGTTTCCGTCGAATCAATAGGAAACGAATTAGTGCGTCTGTACTGGTGCGGGAAAGAACTTCCGTTTATTTTTACCATATCAAATTGTTTTAAAAGTAAATGAATCCGGGTCGTTCAAGCCCTGCGTCTGAATAACCCACATTTTATAATCTATCGCTTCACTCCTGTTAGCTCCTTCTACAGAAATAGAAATCGGACCTTTACATACTTTCTCGTTCTCTATAAAATTTCCGTATGATGATGCTATAGTAATCTCTTTAATAGTATTGGCGGGCACACATATAACTACTATCTTCCATTGCCCGACAGGGAATTTGAACGTTCCGGAACCGCCGTACAAGCCGCAACTAACAAGCGAGCGCACATCGTCGGATGTTTGAGGAATAGAGCTGCATACACCCGCAAACCATTTACGGAGTACATTAACACTAATCTTACTATTCAAAGTTATTTCGTCCAAATCATCACTCGCGGCAAAAACAGCCGTAGCGGTATAGGTTTCTCCCTTCGTATAATTCCCTGTAAGGCGACGTATCGCTGTTTGTGCAGCATTGACTTCCGAAGAGAACTCTAGTACATTCTCTTCGTTGTCATCATAATACGATTTAATCATAGCGCCGTTATCGTTGCGTGTTGCCGTATAAGTAAGTACACCCTTTGCCGATCCGTACTCTACATCGTTTGCTGTCGATAGCTTACCTACAAGTGTGGCAGGAACAGGTTTATATAGCATTTTGCGAAATATTTGCTCATACCCCGTACCCTGCTTAAAGATAGCGCCCGGTGATATGTGCCCGGTCTGAGGCGCATTGACACGAATTTCTTTTGTTAATCCCGTATCGGAAACAGGACCGGAACTAGAAGAAGATTGAGAACCACCGCCGGAATTAAATATAGTAGTCCCGACGGGATAGTTCTTTGATCGTGGCAATGCAGGGATAGCCTTATTCTTTATTTGTATAGCCATTAGTTTGTATCATTTTACAAGTGAACTGTTCTGCTGCAAAATCTATTTCACCACCTGTAACAATGAAGTTTTTCCCATTCATATAATTGTCTGAGATCACAGATATAGGCGTAATAGATTCGCTATTCTTTAATACCTGTGTTAGCTTTATTTTGGTAGCTCCGTATTGGTTAATAATCCTTCTTATTAGTTGCTCTTCTGGACGTACTAAAGCGTTTTCGATGGATGAATAAAGATTATCCCTTAAATAGTCACTCCCTAACATTACCTTACTGTAACACGCTCCATCATTATTGTAACTTGATATTTTAAATTCTATTTCATCAAGAGGATTAATATAGCTTTCATTCACTACATTCTCATAGATTCGATCCGAATTATTCTCTTCGATGTTATCATTGTCTATGACCTTCTTTTTAAAATCTATTTTTATATCTTTCAAGAAAAAGCCATAGCCGGAGACTCCTTCCGGGAGCCATACTTTTTTTAGAATTTCAAACTCTAATTGTCCGAACAGATTAATATTGCTTGGTATTTCGATCACGTATCCGGTCAAACCTTCGTAGGGCATACTTAGCGTTTTAGTATTTTCATTTTTTACCCATTCATCCGGCTTCTTTAAATTAAAGTTCAAATCAAAAGTTAAATCTAGCCCCGTCGGTTTATTTGCTGATTTAACCCATCCATTGTTGGTATAGTAGTAGTCACCTACAATTAATCTACATGCTATCTCTGTACCAAAGACACCACCAGAATTATATTTCTCGTACGATGTCATATTACTTGCATTCAATGGATGACTATACGACATACTAATACCGAAAGCTCCATCAAAATACTTAATAGGCTTATTATCTTGGAACTTTAACAGCGGCGATCCTGTTCCTAATTGTTTAGCAGTAGTTATCTGCTGCTGATTCACCACCGAAGTATATTTATAATCCGATACTAATTTAAACTGATAAAGATATTCCCAATTATAGTCAGTGATATTTGGTTTGCCGTCATTCACTTCGTACTCACACCGCTTGGCACAATAACCACCTAGAAAATATTGTGTCGGTTCGTCTATGTACACATTGATTACGCTCTCGTCTACTAAATTACAATAAGGCTTATTATCATTGAGATTCTCATAGCGTGGGAGTTTAAACACCTTGCTCTTTAGATACTGCCTTGTTTCATAATACTGTTTATAATTATAGGTTTTCCTTTCAGCAAACGTACTCAACTTCTTAAATTCTTCCTCCGAGATAATATCGTTGTAACAATAATTACTACACTTTATTGTCGTTTTGTTATAGCCGGGAAGAATATCAAGGAAGTGCTCTGAACCCGCAAAACCAATCTCGGAAACTTTGAATCGGTTAGGGGACTGCCGAGTAAAAGATGTCATATCAAGATTGTACTCATGGTATGTTTCTTTATGGTCTACATCAACAAAATATAAATTTCCCAACCAATCTACACAGGTCCAATTCAAAAACTTACAAGTTTCTTCTAAAACCTCTTTTAATGTCATCGCCTTGTCGTCCTCGTCAAAGAAGTTTTGTTCGCTGATCGTTAACTCCTTTAATATGTTTGATTCTTTATTATAACTAGATTGATCTTTAGCGTACACATGAGGAATAAAGACGGAGGAATAACACCCGCGAGACTCAGATATGAACATTTTTAATAACTCCCAGATGCTTATAAAACTTCTAGTATCACTCCTACCCTGTTTATAATTGATATATTCTAGCGTACCCATTGCAGAAATGCAGTCTATTTCTAGCTCGAATTTGGTAGATGTATAATCCTGCGTATAAAGTTCCGGCTTTACAAATCCCGTCCAAACAATGTTATTTTCACGTTTAAAATTCACCCTATACTGTTGATACCCGGTAGAATATAAACTTTGCAAATAATCACCACCCACAACACGAATCACCGCTTTTGAGAATCGAGTAGGAACATACAAGAAATCTTCGTCCTCAATAGAAACAGAGAAAGGAGAACTACCGCTACCGACCAACTCAACAGAATCGCCCGTATAGTTTTCCTTTTGTATCTCAATCAAATAAGAAACTTCCTTTCGAGATTTGAAAGGAAGTGTGTATATTGTACCGTAGTTTACCATAGTCTTTTGCCTGTTTTCTTGATGTGATTATGTAATGCTAAAAATATGCGATCTCCTTTTATTTCAACATCGCTATATAAGCGAATATCATCGTTTCCACTCGGTGCAATTTTCTGCGATAGCGAACCGTACAAACCCGAATTAAGCATACGAAACAGATTACTTTGCTGCGACCCGTTCAATATCATTTCGCCGCTATTCAATAAAGCCGGAACCTTATCACCTGTAAACGATGTACCCGGAACAATACCACCCGTTGCGTACTTCGGCATGCTTGACATAGCGGCAATAATAGCAGCAACACCCGCCAAACCTAGAGCAATACCGACAAAGGGGATTCCTGCGTGAGCTGAAATAACCCTTGATGCACCATTAGCTAACTCAGCAGTCGTATTCTCATTAGTAACTATTGTATCCGCTTGTTTCACACCAGACATTTCAAGTATCTTCGGAATAGCTTGCCCGACAGTTGACAGAAAGCTAACTCCCCATTGTAAGACAGAAGCCGTATTATCATCGAATAGTCCCGACATACTCCCAACGACTCCACTAATATTTGCAAGCGATTCGGCGTATTCTTGATTCAAGTCTATATCTTCTTTTTTAAAAAGTGGATCGTGTTTAGGTAACTTAAAATCTTTGCCGTTCTTCCCGTGTGTCGGAACTTTATCGTATGTAGGCTTGATAGGAATCGGCAAAGCGCCGTCTTTCATCTCACCGTGAGCGATTTTGAACGCCTCTTGATCGACTACAAATTTGAGTTTGACCTTCTTTTGTTCTAGCTCGTTTATTGTTGCTTGAATCGTTGCACGCGCTTGCATGTCGGTTTCAGCAATAAGTTTCTTATTTAGATCAGAGATTTCGGAGTCATACCAAGCTATAGACCCCTCTTTTGGTTTTTCTTTAGGCGGATTTCCACCTGTACCAGATTGAGAGGCGCGATTTGCCGCTTTTGTCATACTAGATAGGTTCCGACCTGCCGCCTCTGCCGCCGCCGAGACATTGATCAAATTCTGTAACCATTCATCACTCTTCTTTACTAAAATCGCGTTATATTGTATTGCATCTTGATACTTTGCCAACATCGGGCTTATTGCCTCTCCTAAAGCTTTTGCGTCTGTAGTCGCAACTGTGTGTACATTCATCCCAGAACCAACAGTTTCGTAAGTTGTGAATTTGGCTTTCAAACGGTCGTATTCATCTACGAAGTCTTTGTACTGTTTTGCTAATTGTGCCTTTTGTTCATCACCTGCTGAAGATACGTCTAATTTTAGCACTTTATCTATGTCTATCCCCGAAACATCCACACCGTCAAGCCCTATAGCAGCCTTTACCATCGCCTGTACCGCATTATTACTCCTTCGTTTGTATTGACCGACTATTTCGTCTTGATCTTTCAGTGTCTTGTCTAATAGCTCCCTAGCTGCTTTCTTTTGTTCTTCTGTTGAATCCTTGTCTTTTAAGATAGTTATTTGCTCCTGTACTATTGCTTGGTTCTTTGCGTCGAAATAAGAAAATGACATTTTAGTATTTCCTAATTGATCCATCGCGTTGTATGCTTCCCGCGCTAGCCGTATAGTTTCGGATAATCCGCTCATGAACGGTGTCCAGTCTCCACTACCGATAGAGTAAAAAAATTGATCCACACCACCTTTTAAGCCATCCATAGTACGGGCGTATTCATCCCCTAGCGTCTGACTGCTATTCATTACTTTATTGAACCCTTCCGAAGCAGTTACAGCAATACCGAGAACTCCGGCAAACTTCATAACTCCCGATACTGCAACGCCGGACATTTTAGCGATGTCGCTTTGAAACCCGTTTACATTCTTCTTCGACTTATTTAGATTCGCGTCAAAGTCATTTGTTTTAAGCAATAATCTTGTTACTATATCAGACATCTTTATTCGTGTTTAATTGTGATTCTAATGCTTTCGCTTTAGCTCTAAGCCGTTTCATATCCTCATTAGTTACGCTAGTATCTTTCTTCTCTTCTTCATCCCACGGAAAACGGAGTATATCGGTTTGCTTTAGCGTTTTAGTGCTATTCGACTGCGCTATGATGTAGCCTAACAATCTAGTTTGTTCCCATGATTCGCGATTACGTCGATTCAATCCGTCCAGAAACGATTCGGCCTCGATAAAGTCCATTTTATCGAGGAAGTAATCGGGAGCGATCCCACCCTCTCCGACAACACGCGAATAGAGTTCGCGAATACTTACTGCTTTTTCTTCCGCGTCGTCACCTTCTTTTTTTTTACGCCATTTCCTGCCGACTGTGAACGTAGTTTAATCTCATCCAAAAGGAGAGCTTTAAACTGATTGAATAATGTCAGATCGTTTTCGCACGAATCTATAAACTCGTCAAATTCCATTGTAAACGATTCATTATTTGCAAGTAGTAACGAATAAAACAAAAGAAATTCGTCTATCATTTTACCGAATTGGAACGGATAGCCGGATAGATTTTCAAAGATGAAAAACGCCCGAAGCGAATATTTTAATGTAAATTCTTTCCCGTTAATTGATATTGTTTTCATTGATAGTGATTTTAGAGCGGCAAAACGCCGCTCATGATTATTTACTAGCGGGCGCGGAAGTTGCTTTTTTAATCGGTCCCGTACCTTCGAAAGAAATCGAGAAAGTCGCCTTATCTCCGTCTGGCGCATTTGCTTCTAGTGAAGTAATAACAGCCTTTCCTGTATAGGAACCGGGCGAAAGCGTCCAACCATCGGCGGGCATTTCGTTTACGTCTGCATTAGCTATAATGCCAAAATTCAACGTAACAGGTTTATGCGCAATAAACAAGGCAAACAACTTATCGTAGCTATTCGCGTCAGCGTCAGCACTAAACAAGTTATCACTCGAAGCGTTCCAAGACAGTTTTTTAATGTCCTTTTCCGTCCAAATGCCGGAGTCCTTACTTTGCGTGTCGATAGTTTCAGCCGACAAACCTAATTTGCAGGAAGTCGCCAAAGCTAGCGCCTTAGTTTCTACAAATAACATCAAGTCCTTTCCTAATACTTCTTTTGCTTTACTCATAATTTTAATCGTGTTTTATTTGTTAGTTATTCTGTTTTAAAAGAAAATACGAGACGCTGAATGAAAGTATCTTCAATAAAATCTTCGTCCGCACTCATTAACTTCGCGTCGATCACGTCGAAACTGCCGTAGCTTCCTCGCTTATTCTCTAATGATCTGCGCACTTCCTCCGCGATAGTAATAGAGTTCAGATAATTGTCGCTAGCTACAACGATCTCAACCGAAACAGTATCCCCGGTCCCATAACGATCTTTTGTATACTCCGGTACTAGAGAGCTACGTTTGTAGATTACGAACGGAAAAGATGTTTCCGTTTTGGTTGAGATCGCATAGATTTTATCAGTAACCAACTTTGCCAACTCCGTAGAATCGCTTAGTTTCTTATATACGTGTGCGCCTATTGATAAACTCATTTCTTCTTATTTGCTATTTTCATTATTGAATCAATTATATTTTGCTCTAGTGAGTCCTCCGCTTCTTTCTGCTTCGATTTGACTGCATTAGAAAAGAAGTGAGAAGCATTTATAATACCTCTATTCGCTCCTTTTTTGGTAGCTCGTTCTTTCGTTCCAAATTCGAACCATTTCAGCATATATGCTCGCGATCCTTTCTTTCGTCTGTCGATTAAGTCAACACGTGCGCCGGAGGCATTACGGTAAACAGCTATGTTTATCTCATTCTTTAACGGCTTGAATGTCGATCCATTCTTTGTACTCGAAAACTCCGCGTCTGTAACAGCAGAAACTAAATTTTCCTGCGCCTGTTTGCGAATGATGAGAATAGACCTTCTCAATGCTGATTTAATCGCTTTCTTTGCTTCATCGTCATTTAAACGGTCTAGCAATTCGTTTACCTTTTTCGCCTCCACTTCGACGCGATATAAGTTCCGTCCGGTGTAGTTGTCATTACTCATTGATTACCTCCGCTTCTATAACCGTCGCTTGCTGCTTCCGGTCGTGATTGATAGATAGAATCTTGTATTTCTGCCCGTCGTATTCGAGCCGCATTTTAGCGTTGATCTCTTTACAAATACGAATCATTATCGTGTTTACGGTCGTATTATAGATTTCGCCGTTAGCCTCCTTTCGCGCACCAGACTTAAAACGGATATACGCACGCTTATCGAATACTTTCACCCAACTTTCAGACGTACCGCCGAGGCTATCCCGGATTGATTCACTACGATAAAAGCCGATCATTTCGTTTAATAATCCCGCTTGCATTATGTGTATCGTTTTAAAGGTTGCAACAATAGTTCTACATGTCCCGGAATAACTTGCGGAGTAGCAAATGTTACCGATTCGCGATTTGCGTAGTAATTAGCTATAAGTATGCGGATCGCGTGCCAGATACGACGGTCTATTTTTCCATCCTTTACAAAACCTTCCAACGGAGCGTTTAAATACGCCTCTATTACAAGTTGAACAGGTTCAATAAGTTCGGTTATATATGTATCGTCCGTATCAAAATCAACGTTTAAATGCTGTTTGAGTTCTTCGAGTGTTACGTATTGTGGCATAATTATAAGTATGAAAAAAGGCTAAGGCTATGAAGCCAAAGCCTTTTCGTTTTTAAGTAGTTAGTAGTGTGTTATGCTTTTGCAGCTTTTGCAACCGCTTTCTTCTTCGCGATTGCGAATGCCTCTGGGCGAGCTACAACAATGTCATACTTTGAGTTTAGCGTAAACTTCGTTTCGTTAGTGTCTGCTAGAGTCACATCGTCAATAGTCATTCGAATTTTTCCCCATTGCCCGATACCAACGTTCGAAAAGACACCGAAGCCGAGTTCATCCGCACCCATGTAATTAGTCATGTACACCGGATAGCCATTCATCATCCCGTCTTTAAGAACCATTTCGGGAGAACCTTTTTCAATGCGTGTAGTTTTTAATTTACCGCACATTTTCGGACTGCAAATATATGCTGCCGTTCCGTCAGTAACATCTACGTTTTCATCCATTACTGCGGTTTCTAGCGCTACAACGTCCTCGAATGTGGGAGCAACTTCATACTCCACTGTCGGAGAATCTTTCACAAACACACCTTTTGAGGCAAGTCCCTGCTTTTCTCCGGCAAACATAATCTTATTCAATGTACGAGCAGTTGACAAAGACAATTGTTTAACGGTGACATCAAACAAAGCATCGTTTGTCTGATCAATTGCGTCGTTAGACAATGGGATAGAAATACCCAAACGCCACGGATGCGCCTTTAAATTACCAATATCCAGTTTTGTCGGATTTATTTTGGTGTTCTCTCCTTCAATTGTAGCTTCTACAGCCGCCAATGTCGGAAACATCAATTCGCCAATTAAACCGTATTGCATCTTAATACCCAACTTATTAACAATAAGTCCCTTTTCAAGCGGTTCGATAATATCGCCGATTGTTGTCGGGATCATCGGAGCGGCATCGGTTGAACTTGTTCTCACAGGATCACCCTCCGCACGCATAGAGAAATTAAGTCCCTTTGCATCAGCAAAATTCCCGTATTCTTCCAAAGAACGATGATTACAAACGTCATATAAAGCCTTTGCAAAGATAGCTCTTTTGTTTTCCGGTAAAATTACAGATTTGCTACTTTCCAGACTTCTAAGAGTCTCGTCAATAACGATCTGATTTTTACGAGTCATTAACTCGTTGAATTTAGTCTGCTCTTCGTCTGTCAGACTTCTTTTTTCTGTTTTTGCTTGTGATAACAGATCTCTCATTTGCTCTTTAAGCAGAGCTACTTCTTCTAGTTTTGTCATGTCAAATAAATTTTTCTAAGTTTTCTATTTCGGATAAATAATCACTATTTGTGTCACCATTAAGAAGCTGTTCTATATTTTCAAGGCTTCTAACTGTTACATCTGTACCAAAAAAGGCAGGGTCTGAAACAGGGGAAATATCAGATATATAATCAATCTTGTGTACTGTACGCAACAGCATCCCATCTTTCATTGTATATGAAACTTTACTTTTATCCTTATCATCAGTGTAATAAGCGAAAGACGATCCGAATATGTCTCCCCGTTTTATCATTTCATAAGCAAAATTCCCGTCGCTAGTACATGGAGCCTCGAATCGGTATTTCAAGCCATATTCATCAAAATTTAATTCGAGTGACCCGGAACCGTAACGGCATCTAGCCAAAAGCCTATGTTTATCGTGTTCTAGTACCGCCTTTATATCGCATCGGGTTATAAGTTCTTCGGTTGCTGCACCATGTTCGATAACCTCAATAAAAAAGCGTTTCCTTTCCTCGTCATACATCACACGACTTTCTTTCCCAAAAACAACAGCGTACCCCTCAATAACTCTACCCTCCGATAATTTAGGTGCGCCTAGCTCTGTAAAACTCCTTATTTCCATTGCTTTTTACTCTATGTTTTTTTCGTTTGTTTTTGGTAGCTCGTCTTTTTCAATACTAATCTCACCCTTAATCTTAGGAGAGTCAATCGGAGCGACATTACAGGACATAAACGCAATGTCACCGCCATTTATAGGCGCTTTATCTTCACGGCTTACACGCCATTCGTTCACCGTTGACACGCCGTATTGTATTTCCTTCTCCATACAAGCCGTTTGTGTGGCTATGTCTGTTTTATACAAGGCTTTACGATCAAATTCTATTTTATAAATACCAGAAACAGTTCTAGGTATCAACTTTGCGTTAAATTCAGCCTCGATCCGACACAATATAGGATCGAGTGTGTCAGACAAGAACGCGACTTGACTCATTTCGGAAGCCTTGTAATTGGTAGATTGTCCGGCAAATACTTTGTCTGGGTGAACACCATAAAAACGGCAAATATCAAATACGGAAAACTTTTTAGTTTCTAGTAGCTGAGCGTCAGCCGGAGTTATTGAAAGTTGTGTAAAAGTCATGTCCTCGCTCACGGAAGTTATATCCCTCCCGTTATTAAAGTCTTTTTCCACTCGGTCCGCTACGTCGGAAGTCTGTTTATCGCCAACAGAAGAAAGTCCCTTTCCCCCACCTTTGACACCAGAAATAATACCTTTAATCTTACTCCCATTCTGAAAAGTACGCAAACTCTGATTATCAGCACTAGCAGAAACCGAAAGAACCGTGCTTGCATACGTGATCGTGCTAACACCTGTATACCCACCATCGAGACTCTTATTTTTCAGATGAATAATACTTTCAGCCGGATAAGTACCGTATATCCTATTTATTACATCACAAATAGTATATTCGTCCCTGTATATATCGTATGTAACAGAGTTATTTGAGCAAAGTATTAATTCTGCCGTATCTCCGAACATTCTCTTGATAAAGATATATGAATTACCACGATTAACCATTTGAATAATCGCATTGCATATTAAGTCGTAACTGTTCATGCGCTTATTCGGTTTTTTAGTCAGCAGATAATGCAACTCGTTTTCGGCATCTACCTTGTAGTTTCCGGCATCTTCTTTACGTTTGATGTATAGCGGCAGAGAAGCAATAGTACCAGAAAGAATATCAGTACATCTAAACGCGGTCGATAACCGCATAGCCTGTTCGGGGGACTTTACTGAAACAGGTTGCTCCCTAGCTGTTTTGTCTCTAACTTCTACTATTTTTTCCTCTTCGGACGGCAGAGATCGTTTTTCCTCTCTGTTGCGTCCTATTCTTAAATTAAGTTCAAATGCCATAGTCTTATCGTGTTACTCGGTGTAATTATTGAATAAATGAAATGTCATTAGGTTTGTTATCGTCGAATCAATCTTTGCGTTATGTGTTTTCTTAACAGGCTTTTTATTCATGTTCCGATCTTCGTCTAGTACTGCATTTGAGAAGCAGTACGGCGTAATAGGGTTCGGATCGAATGTGATTTTATTCCGATACAAGGCTAGTTCAAACGATTCTATCGGACTCGTAAACGTCCCGTATGTCTGTTTGACAGGCTTAATATATTCGCTTGCACTACCGACCGAATAAGAAAGTAGATTCACAAATTCAGCCGATTTATACGGATCATAACCGATACCCATAATTTGCAAATACTTCGCCCGTGATAATATATCGTTTACTATTTGCTGATAGTCGATAATATCGCCATCACAAAGAATCAAATACCCTGCTTCCGCCCAACCTTCGTAGAGTTCCCGATTCGGATGATCCTTTAAAGCTCCTTTCGGAAAATAGTAATCCGTATGCGAATGAAAAGAGCCGCCTTCTTTCGAATAGATATTATAGGTAACCGTAGAAAAGTCGTCTCGAACGGATAAATCAACCGCCGCCATCGTAAGCGGATAAGTACCGATATTCTCTATGCTAATACCTTTGAATCGTTCTTCGATCTGCTTCGCCTCGATCCATTTCGTTGTCGAATCAACTGCAAACACATTAAGTAACTTCGTCCGAAACTCCAATGCGTCCGGCGCACTGTATAAAGCCTTTTGATAGGCGTCTATATAAAAATCCTCATAAACAGTTATACCCATGTGTGGCTGAACCTTTCGCCATGTCGCCGGGTCCCCTTCTTCGTCGTCTATATCCGGTTCAAAAATGTGCGCAAATATCGAATCGTTTTCGATCTCACCGCGTAGGATCGCTTTATACATTTTCAGCATCTCCACAAACGGCGCTGTCTCTTTGTCAGAGGCGGTCGTAATAACTACGGTTAAAGGGTTGAGCCGTGCGCCCATTGAGGAAGTTAATACATTCTTCAACGCGGCGCTATCGGCTTGCGAATACTCGTCCACTATTACCATGCTTGCGTTAAGTCCGTCTAATTTATCCGGGTTAGAGGCAAGGCAACGGGCAAAAGAGGTTTTTCCCTTTATGCGGTTATATATGATTTCTCGATTGATTTTGAAGTGTCTAAACTTCGGGTCGAGAGACTTTAAAATATTACGTATTTCGTCAAAACAGACTTTCGCTTGATTGTATGAGTTTGCGGCTACGTATGTTTGTGCGTTCGCATCACCAAACAACAAATCGTTAATCGAAAGACTCGCTACACTTGTTGTCTTACTGAATTTACGCGGGACGAATAAAAGAGCTTCACGAATCAAACGTTTGTTTATACCGGACTTGTAAAACGCAAGAATGTTAGAAAACTGAAACACCTGTATCGGAGTCAGTTTATATCTAGTCTTTCCCTTTGTACCGGAGAATTTCAAACGCTCATAGAACGTGACGAACTTCTTTACTTCTTTAATCCGAAATTCATATTTATCGAGGAATACAAAGAAGCGTCGAACGGCTAGTAACTCGTAAAGGTTGTGCGCGTCCGGATTATTAATGCAACCCTTTATATACACGTTTAATCTTTCGTCTGCCTTACCTAGCTTATACGAATCAACGTCGATATTATGCAGATCGGAAATAACCGACTGCTTTAATGCTATCAGTTTGTCTCTAGTCTCCTTCTCCATCGCGATCTATCTTGTCTACCTCGTTTATTAAGTCGTTCACCTCGTCATCGTCAGACGCGGACAAAGTTTGTAGTGTCAAGCCAAGTTCCCGTAACTGTTTGCGAGTAACTTCGAGCGCATCAAATAAAACTTTGAAAGCCGGATGCGCCACGAGCTTCTTATTTCCTTCGCGAGAAACTTCCGTAACAAACGAACGTTTCTTCTTTGCTATGTCATTGAGAGCGATCTTAAACGCAATGTAAGAACCTGCACAAAGAGTTATACACAAATCCAAATCAGATGTGTATGTTCCTTGCGAGTTCATCGCGGCGCGAATCTTTTCTTTTATATCGTCTAAATCACTCATTTTTATATGCGTTTTTGCATATATGAAAAGATCGCAAGTATTTGGTAGCGCGGAAGTTCGAGAAGAAAAGCTCACCCCCAACGAGCACCCCCTCATTTCAAAAATTGCTCGCGCGTGTAAAAACAGGGTGAGGTGGGTTTCGCGTATCGCGTTAAAAAATAAAAAAACCGCCCCCCTCTTGACGAGGTTGAGCGGATAAAATGTAAATAAAGAAAAATGAAGATGTTATTTTCAGCTATTAAATGCTTGTTCGTAGTAATTATCTATGAATTTTTCAAATTCTTGTCTATATCGACATCTATGTGAACTATGCCAATATTTCTTAATAGACTCATTTTCTAACAATTCTTTTAGCCAGTTCAAGCCCGAATTATTAAGATCATTCTCAAATTGAAAATAAGATAACTGTGAAACATTCATAACCATTTCGATAAAAGCAATTTCTCTTATATCGTCATCGTTGATATTTCTAGACTTCAATAAATCAAAGAATCCTTTATTGCTTATAAGCTTTTTTAGTTCGGGTCTTTCAATTAAAATCTTATCCATTTCCATAAACATTTGATATCTATTCTGGAATGCTTGCATTTTTAAATCCTTCCGAAACCCTTTAATCTGGCTTCTTGCATACCAAACTCCTAAAGCAGCAACAAATATTCCTAATGCTGTTGCTATTTTAGATATTAAATCAACCCAACACAAGAAACAATCCCAATGAAATCCTAAAGCTAAATAAGTATTCATATTATTTTCTTTATTCGAAGTATTAATAATGAAGCAAATATAAAATATTCTCACAACTAATTAGCTTAGAAGTGAGAATATTTCAATCATTAAAGAAACTTTTCTACAAAACGTTCTGTCGCTCGCTTGTTATTTGCCTGTATCGCCTCCTTCGAATGACTAAAAGCACACCGATGTATCTCGGAGTGGCACGCATGGCAAAGGCTCTGCAAATTGTTATAATCAAACATTAGCTGCCTCATTCCGAGTTCATGCGGTACGGATTCAACAGGTGTCTTGTGATGCACTTCCGTTGCGAGTGTACTTAGATCGTTCGCCTCACACACTTCGCAAACCGGATTGTTTCGTAGTTTCTCGGCTCGAAGCTGTTTCCATCGAACCGAGTTAATCATCTTAATGTAATGCGGATTTCTACTCATAGCGCTTCGATCCGGTCCAACCCATTAATAAGTAACCTAATCCGTGCGCAATCTCCATCGCATCGAGTCGATTGCGTTTCTTGTTTATGTATCCGACTCGCACAACCTTTACAGTTTTTCGAAGGACACATTTGTTTATACACTTCGATAGCTTGCCGCCTCGTTTCCTCTCTTTGTATCCGTGCCGCTTCGATAGCGACTTTTCGAATTAAGCCACGCGAGCGGATGCGCTCGCATGTGACTTGTTCAATGTACTGTTTCACTTTACTCATTTCGCCGTGTTATTTTTAGGTTTGTAATTCCACCCGTTTAACTTATACACTTTGCGTCTCGCTTCTTCTTGCGTTATCGCATCATCTACCTTCGTCGCTGATCCGTCCGGCTCTCTTTGGTAAATACAAAAGTGACGGAAGCGAGGCGAATAATAGTACTTTGGTTCATTCTGTGTTTGATTCATTTCTGATTATTATTATTTCAAAATCAAATAAACAATATAAAGTTCCATCCTTAGCTTCTACCTGATTCCAATCTGGAATAATTTTTATTATTTCGACAGATATACCATTTTTCATTTTCCCAATCATATTCTTTCCTCTATTGTTATACGTTATATACACAGCCGATACAAATGGCACTGTCATTCTTGACTATGGCTACTGCATGGCTTATTTTTTTACGATGGCACTTTGCATCAGAGTTTCTATAATTGATATAAAACTCTTTTCCACATACAGGCTTAAAATATGTTTTATTCATTACTGACTTGTTATACGTTAATACCTTGTTTCCTGTAATATTGGGCTATTTTCTCTTTTTGCTCTTCGATTTTTAAATCGAGTTTAGCAACACGATTAACTAACCTTTCCCGCCTGACTTCAAGTTCTTTCAGCTTGGCAGCTTGCTTTGTAATTAGTCTCATACTTTAATTTCTTTCTAATTTAAATATTAGTAAATGCCGATCTTTCCCGACTGTCAGCCTTAGCTAAGTGATAACTTCAACACTGGTGTAGACATACACAAGACATCCTCTCAATGCGGACAATAGTGTCCATTACCCGCCCTATTTCTTTATTATTTTTATTTTCATATCAAATAATTACCATTTTATTTTGATTATAAAAAAAAACTTGTAATTTTGCCAGTCATACCGTGGCGGAATTGGCAGACGCGCCTATTTACCAAATAGGTGTCTTAGGACGTGCGAGTTCGAATCTCGTCGGTTTTTTTATAAGTGAACTGATTAATCAGTTCACTTATTTTTTATTCAGCTATATTCTGTTACTCGTTAATAAATTCGTCTTCATTCTCCCTCATCTCACTTTTTACAGGCTTCTTCACTGGAACTCGGATCGCCTTTTCTGTAAACTTACTCGATAGATACTGTTTCGCTTCGATCCAACTTGAAAAGTGCAAATCCGGATCAGTGTAAAGTGACAGGATCGTTTCGTTTAGTTTGTCGAGTGCTCCGTATGAGCTTGAATTTATCGTGCCGTCTAAAGGTGAAAACTTGGCTACTAAGCCGTTATAATTCTCTGAAACAAACCGATCTATATACTTTCGGTTTCGTTCATTTGCTGCGACGGGGTCTACTGATACGTCGTGCAAATAGTTTGTGTTTGATAGTTTTCTAATCATATTAAAATCCTTCTAATCGTTTTTGTCCGTGCATTTCGTCCACCTTGTACTGTGGTAGTTTCCGTTTTGGTTTTACATATTCGAAATGTCGTTCTGCTTCTGATAGATCATAGAACATTTCTTTGATTTCGTCCGGTAATACTTCTTCGTCGTCATCGTCGGGCATCGGATCAGCAACCCGGAGAAAGCAGCCTAAAATGTACTGCATGATCTCGTATGTACTCTTGAAATGGTAGTCGGTTTTGATCTTGTCTAGTCGCCGCCATTGTTCCAGATCGACGCGAACCGGAATCTTTTTAAAGTACACAAGTTTCTTTTTTCTGCTTCGCATGGTTTCGTTGTATTAATTATCTTCTACTAGCTCCGTTCAACTCAATCACATTAAACATCTCATTTATTCTATCCGCAATATAAGCTCCGTATTTCAATTGCATTTCCTCGATAGTCATATTGGTAGTTGCGTGTGTTACTGCATCGTATCGAAGCTCGTAGCGACATTGGAAAACATATTGCATAACATTCAACTCGGTGCCAAAGTGTTTAGCCGGAAGCGGCTCTCTGCCGAGTTCGTCGAAACACACATCTCTAGGTTGTCCGGAATTGTACGTATATGGGTCGAGTCCATCGCCTCCCAATGCAGTGTATCGATTCGCCACGAATGACGCCGAGTCAATCCGAAATCCACCGATTGGGTATCCGCCGGGATTTTTAGAGCCCCTACTAAGCACTAAATACCTGTTGAGGATTTGTATAATTGTGCTTTTGCCTGTTCCGATGGTTCCTGTGAATAAGAGTCCTTTACCATTGTCGAAATGGGAAGAAATGCCCTCTGCATACTTAAACACTTCATTCATAAGATTTTTATTCGCATCCGTTATTTCAAAACAGGGGCAAATCTCTTTACAGCACGATTTAAAGCAATCGGCTCGCTTGTCGTATGGCATCGGGTCGTCAGAACGACAAAGTACGGATAATAGGGGCGTCGATACTCTTTGCATCGTTTTTGCCCTCGCTTGTTTCATGTTCATTTCTATTTTTTTTCAGTTCAAAGAATCCCGCCCAATTATTCGCAATCGCTTCATCTATGATTTGAGATGCGATCATCGGATTACCTTTGCTTAACTTCACTAATTTGTTGTAACACGCTTTGAGTGACTTTTCCGATTTGTAATTTTCCCGCCTGTCTTTCTTGTATTCAAGCCAGAGCGAAAACGCTTCTAAAAACTCGTCAGATATAAAATCAAAATCTTCATGAGAGACTTTAGAGAGTATATTTATGTTTGGTTTCTGTTTTAGTTTATTATAGTCTGTACTATCTCCTGTATCATTGACTCCCTTAACTCCTGTACTATCCCCTGTACTATTGGCTGTCTCATTGGCTGTTTGATTGACTGTAAATTTTACAGTAGTTGTTACAGTAGTTTTAAATTCCTTCACGAAAGAATAAGAGCTTATAATACGTTTATTCTTGCCAGATTTATAATAAATCAATCCTGCATTTATTAAAGACTCACGGGCTTTTATTAGTGTTTTCTCATTCACATTAAGCGCAAAACAAAGTTCAATGTTCGAGCAATCGAAAACGTCCCTCCAATCTTCGCCGTTACAAATAGCCACTAATTCGTAAAATAGGGCTTGTTCGGTGGCGGTAAATCTGAAACGTCGTCTCGCTTTTCTCATCTTCTCAGTTAGCGTATATCCGTCTATATTCATCACACTTATAAAGTCTATCGCGCTACATAATAACTACAAATCCTTATCCCTATGGACCGCCCCACTTTAAGGACGGAGCAATAACAAATAAAATTCTTCTCTTCTCCGCCATTCCGACACGTCCGGCAATCGCTTTTTTGTACCTGTGTTGTTTTCTTCGCCATTTTATACCTCCTTTATTCTGATTCCATGAACGTAAAGCATAAGCTTCCGTTTGATTATATACTCCTTTGTTCGAACTCCTTTCGTATCCTCAACGACATACTCGCCATCTCGATAATAAACGAAGTCCGCGATATAGTAAACGCCTCGTTCTAGAAGTTCCTTTTTACGCAGCATCTTCCGCACTCCCTGCACTTCATAGAAACGATATTGAGGCGAAATAAGCTCGTATTTTACTTGCTCTTGCAATCCGGTTATAATCCCCTTCTTTTCGAGTAGTTTCAACTCCTTAGCGCGCCGATACTCCTTTTTAGAGTCGTATCCCTCTATCTTTACATTGTTATACTTTGCCATGTCTTTATTTTGGTTTGTGAATGTGGATAAGCTCGGATTTGAACCGAGATTTGTCGCAGACCGCTTGCGAACGTCCGTCACGATCGGAACCAATTCCACGCACTAGGGTGGAGCGTTTACCAATTCCGCCACTTATCCGATTTGCCGGGACTTTCACCCGGCTTATTATTAGAATTTAAGAGAATCAGCCGCAAGGGAATCACATTTGTATACATGGTATCCATTGCCCGAAATACTTCTTAAAAAATAGACATTGCCTTTGGCGTCTTTAACCAAATGGTTATTTAATCCATTCCGATCACACGAGAACAGGCAAAGAGCCATTAAAACAAACAGAATCTTTCTCATTTACTTTCTCCCTCCTTTACTCCATATGGGTAGACATCTACAATCGCCGTTTCTTTCAACGAAATCGAAGAGTAATCCGCCATCGTTCCTTTCATACCTTCGTCGAGTTTCTTCATTGCGTCGTGAATGTCTGCGGCTTGTACCAGAACATTCGTATAAGTCCGCTTTTCTTTGCCGCTCACTTCGTCCACCGTAATAAAAGCGAGTCGTCCGGCATACCATTTATCGGCAGAATATTCTTCGCTCGTAAATATCTCGCTATAATGTGCGCGGGAAATATCGGACACTGTAAACTCACCGGAGATAAACGGAGTTACTTCTTCGATTATTCGCGCTTCTGCTTCAGTAAAACTTAGCGCATCGACTAAATACGGTTCTGTTACTTTCTTTTGCATTCCGTTTTCCATCACTTTCTCGTAACGGATTTTTGTTAAAAACCAATTGTGCATAATTTCGTGTTTATTAAAGTGTTTATAAAAAATGTGATTAATCGTGTTGTGTTAGTGTTGTGACGGTTATTTCTTTGTCAGTTTGCGTATTTCTTTCCGTAGCTTATAAATCTGATTTTTGATCGGTACGCTGTTTTTCGCATCCAGCTTTAACGCTTCGATCTGTATCTTTAATTCTAGGACCGATTTTGCCTTATCGACACAATCGAGGAAGTCCAGGCCTGAACGGATAGATTCATCTATCATCTCGCTAGCCAACCGGATACGATCATAGAGTTTCTTTATATTGTCTGCATGATCAGCGCGATTCATTTCAAGTATCCGACCGTCGTTCACGTAGCCGTCATAGATGACGTAATACAGTTTGTCTACGTCCGGGCGACCGAGGAAATGACCGAGGAATTGCCAGTAGTACTCGTTTTTTTCGTCGATGGTATTCCCGAATTGCAGAGATTCGATTTTACCCTGTGACATCGGGCATTTGATTTCGCCTAGAGCGATAACTTTCCCGTCAAATCCATACACATAGAAATCGGGAGAATCGCCGAAACCTTCAAACGGTTCATTGAAAACAATGTCTTTAAAATCGGTTGTACACGATTTGATTTCATTCATTAGTTGGGTCCTCACCCACTCGACCGCTAGCGGTTCGTTTTCATGTCCCCAATCAAACGCCTTGTTACTTCCGTTTTCTCGCATCGTTCCGGTCCTGCGTTCGTATCGTACTAAATACATCGCATCAAACGCACCCTTACCAAACGGACAACCTTTGCCCGCTTTCATCAAATCGGGAAGCGTAGAGGCAGTTATTTTGCCTCGTCTCCTTTCCTTCCATTCGATCTCTTTTTGCTCACTTGATTTCATGTGCTACTAATTCTTTGATTTGTTCTTTTGTTAGTTTGTATTTCATTTGGACTTGCGCAACTGTATAGCCGCCCGCCAATGCGTCTAGAATGTTTTTCCAGATCACCGATCCAGTTTCAACCGTAGGCAATGAGTTTTCAACTTTCGGGATGAATGGACGAATACGGAGCGAATCAACTTTTTCGCCGAAAGCGTCCACCATTACCGCGCCTATCTGAATTTGCTTGTTTATCCATTCCTCGAAATTCGGTGTTTTGAAAATCTTCGTCATAGTTTTGCAGTTCGTCCGGTTGAGGATCATCGGTTTTACATTCTCGAAGAAGTAAGCGACGAAGCATTCTTCTTTCTTTCCAGACGCACCGACTACCTGTTCTCTTTTCGTTTCACGGATGGTGAGAACTATATCTTTTCCGTCCGGTAGGCTGTAAGCGCCTAGATAGTCATAATTGAATTGAGTTTTCCAATGTGTCATATCGTGCATTATTTATAATTGAACTATTCTATTTGTTTATGATATGTAATATCTTCCATTGTGCCTGCAATAGCTAGTATTGTTTTAATCTTTTCGAAGTCTATAGGCTTTTTAGCTTCTTCCTTATTTTCATCATCTGAATGCCCCCAAATACCATGCTTTTGAACATAAGCACTAACCAAACTACCCATTATTTTTTCACGTTCCTTTTTAAATTGGGAGGAATGAAATTCAAATAAAGACATCAAATCAGCATATTGCGAAGCTGTCAATTTAAAGCCTATTTGTGTATCATATTCCTTGTATGTAGCTTTGCTTTGGTCGATTATTTGAAAATGGCATTGATGTAATATTTCCTTTAAATATTTGTCTCTGCCCACTTTTATCCATCGCCATTCTATTTCCTCATCAAATAAATTATCCAAAGTCAATCCGTACTTATTTAACATTTCTTCTAATGCTCGCTTTGCGGCTATTGCTTCACCTTTATATCCTTGTTCGGCTAGATTTTTGAGTTTTAATAGTTTGTCCTTTATCTTATCAGGAACTTTATTTATCTCATTCATTGTGTATTATTTTAAAAGTTATCATTTACTCCTTGATAAAGCGACTCATAACAGCGAGCGCAAACAGTGATTATTTTCGTACCGCGTCTGCCGCGCTCATACGTTTCGACTTCTATTTCGATTTCTTCGCCCGGTTCGATTTCCTCGCCGCAATCTTCGCAAGTTAGAGTATCAGCAGGACACGCGCCCAGAACCGTACACATTCGACAGTTACCGATACATTGATGATTCGCCGCCATGTCTTTTTACGTTTATATAGTTACAGACTAGCACATAGATAATCGTTAGAAACACGATCAGAAGTGCGATGATAAGTTTACCCGGTTTTGGGTCGCCATCTGCGAGGCTGCACGCTAGGAGCATTAAAATGATAGCAATAGGGCTTTGTTTGAGTGTTAGCATGATGTTTTGTTTTAGTGTGTTATACTACTTTATTACTTTGTATGAATCTATCTATACTTGATATATCATACCAGATCATCTTTCCGAATTGGGAGAAAGAAACGAGCGCATTCTCTCGGAGTGTTTTTAAAAAGTCATCCGAGCAACCTATGTAGGATTTTGCCTCGTCTTTGCTGAGCCATTTCTTTGCGATTGGTTCAACTTTTCCGATTGTTTTAGTTCTTCCCATTGCTTGTTATTCTTTGCGTTCAACATAAATGTTATCTCCGTCGATCCAAGTTCTAAAAATTTTATCTTCATCGGTTTTTAAATCGGATGCGGTTGTTCTAACAGATTTCCTTCGATTACGTGGAAAGTCGGTTCTTTGCCCTACTTCCATCGCTTGCAATGTTGGTTTAATTGGTGTCGTGTTCATTCTTGTTGCTTTCATAATTCCTTTGTTTTATTTGTTAGTTCTTTATTGATTGATTAACTTTGATGCGACAAAGATAGATATTTATTCGATATAGTATCTAATAAAAGCAATTTTGTATTCGATTTTATATCTAATTAACATACAAGCATATGGGATTACGAGAACGGTTATTGGATTATATTGCCTACAAAGGTATAGATAAGGCTACATTGGAAAGAAAAAGCGGACTATCAAACGACGCTGTTAATAAAATGGGAGATAATACGAGAGTCAGCACGTTAGATAGAATATCGAACGCATACCCAGATATAAACATTGCTTGGCTTAAAACAGGAGTTGGAGAAATGATATTAGGGAACGAGGAAAACAAGCGTATTCCACATTACGATGGTCTAAAAGGCAAAGCCATTCCACATATAGACGTAGTAACCGCTTCGTGTGGTCTGCCCAATGGCTTTAACTCTGCAATAACAAAAGGAGACTGTGAGCGATATATTATCCCCGATATGCCCGGTTGTGATTTCACGATCCGAGCCGGAGGTCGTAGTATGATTAACAGAAACGTCCCAGAACGGAGCATTAATGATCGGGACATTGTAGGATGCCGGATCGTTACAACTAGATCACATGTAAGATGGGGTGAGGTATACGCTTTAGCAACATACGACGGTATAATGATAAAAAAGGTCGAAGAATCAGAACAGGAAGGATATATAAGATGTGTTCCTTTTAATAAGGAGGAAGGTTTTAAACCTTATGATGTTCCGGTCAATGAAATACACGATTGGGCGCTAGTCGTCGGTGTGGTAAGCGTGAAAACATGGATTTAGACTAATAACCAATAACAAAACAAAATGAAGAAGCTATTACACTTTGTGTTTGTATTATCTTTCATGGGATGCAGTAACGAAAGTACAGAAATAGAAAATTATATTGATGATAATTCCAATATAAATAAACCCGAAATTACTCAATCAGTTAATGGATTTGATTGCCATATTGAGTTTACAGGAAATAAATATATAGTTAAGGCTTATAAAGGAAAAGAGCTTAGCTTCACAATATCCGATGAAATCACAGATAGAAAGCAATACATAGATTTACAATATGGGCAAAAAAAAGAAATTATAATATCTAATATTCAAATATATAACATTTTGCAATATAAAGATACATTCTATTTACTTCTCAATTTATCAAACAATGAAGGAATCGTTTTTTGGGGAATAAGAAAATTCTATTCTATTGAAAAAGATGTAATTAACAAGCAAACATTTAACAATATTATTTTTTTACCTACAATAATGCGCTTTTGGTTTGAAAATAGTCTTTTATTTACTGCTAACTCTACAATCTATCCAGAAGCCAGTATATCCGAATCACGTATTTATGACAGTCAATTTAATCTAATAACAAACCAATATCCAACAGGGAAAGTACTAGATATGTTTCATACTATCGATGTTAGTGGCGGGAAAAACCCTTTCGGCGGTTATAATGCTAATAATATCATATATAAAGACATAAGAGAGCCGAATAAAAACTTATGGGTATTTGAATTTGATGTTTCGAATAACGATTTTATTATAAATGAATGGGAAGCATCAACCTTGTACAACTCCATATCGGTCGTCATTGATATAACATATAAAAACGGAGAAAAAGAAAGACTAAAATATGAACTAGACAAAGAAATCGGGATTCCTGTTCTATGAAATCAATGCTCCAATCCTAACAAATATTATCAACTACTAAAACAAACTAGCATGAAAAACCAAATCAAATCATACTGGAGTAACTGGTTGTCGATCGCTGCAATTATATGTAGCGTTGTCGCTATTTGCGTTTCGTTGCCATCCGCACCGGAACTAGGTATGGACTATATCGGGGTCATAGTAGGGATTTTATCGCTTTTGGTAACGATGTTAATCGGATGGCAAATATGGAATGTGATTGCAATAGATAAGAAGATAGACGGTAAAGCCAAACAAACTAGCGATTCTTTAACGAAGAGTATCGATGCTACTAAAAAAGAAATGATAGAATACATTGAAAAAGCAAATGAAAAAAGTCAAATAGAAATAATGACATCATTATTGTTTTTGCAAGGAGATACTTTTCTTCTGAAGAGTCAATATGAAAACGCCTTACTTCGCTATTTGGACATCATATCTGATATAATAGAAAAGCCTTATATTGAAAATTATTCAAATGCAATAGACGCATGTATATTAAAAGCCAGAGAAGCCATGAAGTCAGTCAATCATAATGAATTGAATAGAATTCTAAAAGCAGAAAAAAGAGAGTCCTATTTGAAAGCATTATTGAAAGTAGAAAGTCATAAAGCAATAGATATAATAATATTCCTCCGCGGATTATAAGATACAACAAAATGAATAAAACCGAGAGAATAGCGGAAGAAATCATAAAGATTGCCTACGACAAAGGCGGTTTAGTCAATGGTGAATCTTTGACCGAAGAACAAATTAAAGCTACAAATGACAACGCTATTAATTATGTTATGCGATTTTATGGGGATTTTTCGGGTGATAGAGAAAACGGATATTACTACGGACTAAATGAGAAAGGCTTTGAATTGGGTAGACGCGGCTTCTTCAGTGGAGAAGAAAAAGAGAGACTTAGACAAAGAAAAGGTGTAAATATAGCTATAATAACAAGCGTTGCGTCTGCAATTATAGCTATAATCGCAATAGTTGTAGACTATTTCAAATAGTTCAAGTAAACAGGTATATAATTTTTCTTTCCTGTTTTGACATACTTCAAAAGGATTTCAGTAAGTTCAAATAGATACATGCTATCTGTATTTTGAAAGCCCATAGTTCGAGGCTGTTCTTTTTGGGTAATGATTAAAACAGCTTGCTTTAAACAAAATGCTCTTAGTTCTTCATCCGTCATAATAATACTTTTACTATTAGCCGAATAAACTAGAAACAGATAGCTTTAAATTCAAACGAATAAAGTTTGCTATTTTTGATTGATTGATTAACTTTGTAACGCAAAAAGCTCTTTGAAAGATTCGCATGCTATAAATGTATTCATAGATCATGGCATTTATTTTGATTTCCCCAATGCAAATTTAATGCAAATGATTTTTAGAATACAGATAAAGACTTGATAATCAGTGGGATTAAAATTAGGAAATTACGTCTCTCACGCATGTAATACGAGTTCGATTCTCGTACCCACTACTCAATTTTAGTTAGCCTCTTACATCGAAGTAAGAGGCTTTTTTATTGTGTTCATATCTCAAAAAATGGAATATAACGTAGAAGAATTGAAAAAGGTATTGATTGAGCAATGTAAAGAAGAAGGTATATATTACGCATTGATAGCAATCGACAAACAGACGAAAGAGATCGTTCTGCCCCAAAGCCTTGATAATGCTTTAAGTAATCCGGATTACTGCGTTTTCAAATGCAAGAAAGCAGAGGATGGATATGAAGTAGAAGAGGTAAAATAAGCGTAATTTAAAAAAGAAAGTGATGCTTATTAGTGTAGTATTAGGACATTATAAAATTTAATAATTATTTGAACATTCAAAGTTTTTTCTGTAAAAGAATGTTATATCCAGTCAAAACTGCCATCTTTCACGTAGAAACCTGTCTATAATTGAAGAAACGCCTATCTAG